AAGAAGCATTAAAGAAGGTAAATATTGATTCAGTTTATATCCCACATGGTATTGAAAAGGTATTTGAACCAACTGAAGAAATAACTGATATTAAAGGAAATAAAATTACTGCTAGAGAATTTATGGGAATACCAGAAGATGCTTTTGTAGTTGGAATGAACGCTGCAAATAAAGGTATATATCCATGCAGAAAAGCTTTTGGAGAAAACTTATTGGCATTTGCGATGTTCGCTCAGAAGAAAGAAGATGTTTATCTATATTTACATACTGACCCAGATGGCTCTTTAGGTGGTATTAAAATAAATCACTTATTGATTGCTTGTGGAATAGATAGGTCAAAAGTAAGAATCGCTGACCCTTATCAATTACGATACGGGTATTCACAAGAACAACTTGCTTGCCTATACACAGGTATGGACGTCCTATTAGCAACAAGTTATGGCGAAGGATTTGGAATCCCTACTATAGAAGCACAAGCTTGTGGAACACCAGTAATCGTTTCTAATTTTGCGGCATCTGCTGAACTTTGTGGCGATGGATGGTTAATCAATGGACAACCATTATGGGACGCTCCGCAAAAATCTTTCTTTCACGTACCATCAGTACCAGAAATCATCAATGCTTTATCTGAGGCTTATAAACGAGACAGAATTAAAAGCATAAAGGCTATGGAGTTCGCTCAAGATTATTATGCTGATGCAGTTTATGAGAAATACTGGAAACCTTTCTTAGAGGCTTATTTCAGCGCACAAGAAGCATCCGTAATACCTGGGGCTGAATAATCCGTGAAAGAGGGTAATTTTGGCCTTCTAGGGCTTTTATTGGGCATCCTATGATTCCTGTGATGATAGTCCCAGTCTTGACCAGGCACGACCTCCTTGACAGGATGATTATGTCAATCAATTATCCGATAAAAGATTTGATAATAATCAACAATGGCGCAAAAGATTATGATTATTTACCTGTTTGGAATCAATGGATAAATAAGATATGGCACATGAAGATGCCTAGTAACTTAGGCGTTGCTTCTTCTTGGAATCTAGGAATTAAATCAACACCAATGTCTGATTACTGGCTGATTAGCAATTTTGATGTTGAGTGGGGTGGAGATTCATTGAAGATGTTTGCGGAATCATCTAAACCAGACAAGCTTCTTTTATCAAATGGAGCACCAAACTGGTGTGCTTTTAGTGTTGGTTGGAAGATAATTGACCAAGTTGGATTATTTGACGAAGGATTACATCCAGCATATTTTGAGGATAATGATTACGAAAGAAGAATAAAAGCATTGAACCTTAACATTGAACAATCTTTCATACCAATAGCCCACGATAATTCTTCGACATTGAAAGCAGGCTATCAAAGCAGAAACGACCAAACTTATGAAGATAATGCTAATTATTACAACAATAAAGTTAAATGTAGAGATATGAGTTCAGGCGAGTGGTGGATTAGAAGGAGAAGGAAGAACTCATGGGATTAGTTTATACGGGTGGAACTTTTGACATATTTCATTCTGGCCATGTTAATTTATTAAGACAATGCGCCAAGTTAGGTGAAGTTATAGTCTCTTTAAATACAGATGCTTTTATTCTGCAATACAAAGGTGCTATACCTTATATGACTTATGGTGAACGAAAAGAAATATTAGAAGCTTGTGTATATGTATCTGCTGTTGTTCCAAATGAAGATGGCGCTGACTCTAAGCCAAGCATATTAAAAATTAAACCAGACATAATCGCGATTGGCTCTGATTGGGCAAAAAAGAATTACTACGAACAAATGAACTTCACTCAAGATTGGCTTGATGAACAAAATATAAGTTTAATTTACATCCCCTACACCAAAGGAATTTCTAGTAGTCGCATAAAAAAAAGATTATGATAATAGTAGGTACTACTCCAGGACGAGAAAATTGGTTGGCTCAATGCCTCACCTCAATCAATAAGCCAGTAATAGTTTTGTCTGACTTCACTTACGAACTAGGCAAAATAAAATGGATAATAGAAAATACCAAGATAGAGAAGTTCATGTTCTTACAAGATAGTGTTGTAGTAAAAAACCATAAGTTATTTGAACTCTTGGAAGAAGATGGTTCAATAGCCTTGTCTAGCGACCCAGTACCTTACGGCATGTATTTAGGTGTATATGAAAGAAAAGTCTTGAGTAAAATAGATATACCTATTCCTCAAAACAAAAAAGAGGCGATAGATTATGAGATATCTTGGACACAAGCTTATTGCTCTGCTGCTAAAAGAGTGCGAATAGCTTTTGATAACTTGAGCGACAGGTCAGCAACAAGAAAAGAAGTAGTATTTGGCCGCGAAAACTTAGTCTTAGAAAATGATTACTTGGTTAAATATAAAGGTAATTGGGGACAAAAACCTGCATTAGACTAAGATAAGAATTGATTAAGGAGTTATTTTGGCAATCACAAACGGATATGCGACCCTAGCAGAAACAAAGGCTGCGCTTCGTATATCAGACGCTATTGACGATACTTTACTTGAAATGGCCATTGAATCAGCATCGAGGTTGATTGACGGATATGCTTCTCGTAATTTTTATTCTTCTGGAACAGCTACTAGATACTATGTAGCCGATAATGAATTTGTAGTACAAGTTGATGACCTGGCTAATGGAACTGTAACAGTCAGAAGTTCTGAACAAGGTAATGGACTATTTGATGTGACTTGGGGTACTGATGATTACCAACTTGAACCACTTAACGCAGTATTAGATGGTCAGGCCTGGCCTTTTACTAGCATTAGAGCAATCGGTGATTACTTATGGCCTATAGAAGGTGGAGAAGCATTAGTACAAATTACTGGCACATGGGGTTGGCCAGCATTACCTATCGCGATTAAACAAGCTTGCATTATCCAAGCATCAAGAATTTATAAAAGATTAGACAGTCCTCTTGGTGTAGCAGGATTTGGTGACTTAGGAGCAATACGAGTTTCAAGGAATCTTGACCCAGATGTTGAGCAATTAGTCATGCCTTATAAGCGCATGAGAAACTTTGCTTAATGGCTTTAATATCTGACTTACGAACTGGTTTAGCAAACAGATTAGCCACCATCACAGGATTAAGAACCACAGCAACTATCCCAGATAATCCAAACCCACCTATCGCTTTGATAACCCCTTCTTCAGTATTGTTTGATGATGTTTTTAAAAGAGGAATGCAAACTTATACTTTCAGCATCCTGGTCGTGGTTGGTCGCGTAGATGAAAGGTCAGCGCAAAATAACTTAGATGCCTATTGCGCTTCTACTGGCACTTCAAGTATTAAATTGGCTATTGAGGGAGATAAAACTCTTGGTGGTAAAGCGTTTGATACAAGAGTCACGGAAATGAGAAACTACGGACAAGTATCAATAGGTGAGGTAATATATCTATCAGCAGAGTTTAATGTAACCTGCTACGCAGACTAGGAAAAGGAAAAACAAATGGCAAAATTTGTTGCAACAGACCATAAGATTACTGTTGCTGGAACAGACTTCAGCACGAATCTTAATAGTGTGGAATTAGCACTCGAAGCAGACGATGTAGAAACAACTGCTTTTGGACAATCTTTTAGAACCAGAATTGGTGGACTTAAGAGTGGAACAGTAACTCTTAATTTTATGCAAGACTTTGGGGCAGGTTCAGTAGATGCAGTATTAAATCCATTACTTGGCTCTATCGCCACAGTAGTTATTCAATCAGCATCAGGAACAGTAACTTCAACACAACCTAAATACACAGCCGAGTGTTTAGTAACTCAATATTCACCATTCGCTTCAAGCGTTGGCGATATCGCGACTTTATCTGTAACATGGCCTACAACTGGAACTGTTACAAGAGGGACAACTGCTTAATTATGAAACTAAACCTGCGCGTTACATATAATGCAAGTGAACCAAAAGAAATCATTTGCTCTGCGAAAGACCTAGTTGCGTTTGAAGAAAAGTACGATAGGTCAGTTGCTAAACTCCAAGATGAGTTTAAAATTACTGACCTATTGTTCTTAGCCTGGCACAGTGAAAAAAGAAATAGCGAAACTAAAAAAGATTTTGATTCTTGGCTAGACGATATTGAATCAGTCGAAGTGAGTGACAAAAGCCCAAAATAGTGGGGCTAGGAGACTCTAGCGCACATTGGTACATAGCGTACCTAGCAACAGAAACAGGAATCGCTCCATCTTTATTGATGCAAGAAAGCGATAGAATGTTATTCACTATCGGTATGTATCTGCGTTGGAAAAACTCTCAACAAATGAGGTTAAATGATTAGCATTGAAGTTCAAGGTATCAGAGAAGCCCTAAATACTTTGGCGCGATTTGATAAAGAATTAGTAAAAGAATTACGAATGGATTTGGCGCAAGTGGCTGGTCCTTTAACGACTTCAATTAGAAGCAGCATCCCTGTTTATCCACCAATAAGAGGTTTTAAGCACGCAGGTAGGACTGCTTGGCCAACTAGTCCAGTAA